CTTTTCCGATGCGCGTGCAAGACGCTGTGACACGGAAGCTGATCCGAATCCTGGAGGAGACCAGATACAAGAAGCGATGACCAGGGAAAGGAGGTCCATATGCCAAGGGAAAAAGAGGACTTCCGGGCAAATATTGAGCAGCTGAACCGGCACTTTCCGGACCGGGAGATGCTGACTATCCCGGAAGTGATGCAGGTAATGGGGTACAAGTCAAAGGACACGGCCAAAAAGTACATCCCATTCACGAACCGGCGGGTGAGCAAGGCTACGCTCGCCCGGATCATGTGCGGGGGCTGACCCCGCGGAGAAAGGAGGCGGCGAGGTGGAGAACCTGCTGCGCATCACTACGATCATATGCGCGCTTACCTGCATTGTACTGGGGATCTTGATCCTCTGGGAGGGGCGCAGAAAATGAAGGGAGGGGCCACTATGACATGTACAACGGCACCGGCAAATGTGTCGGACCAGCTGATGGGGCTGTACGGGCCGGAGCAGCTGAGGGAGGTGGAGCGTCTGTCCACCTACAACTACCGGGCCCGGCTGGCCGGCGGCGAGATCGTGCTGGTGGTGGTCCGGGGAGACGGCTCCCTGGCGCTGATCGAGCCGGAGATGGACGGATGATGGGATATAAAAAGTCCCGGACGGCTCGCTCAAACCGTCCGGGACAGTTGACAAAGAGGTTTGTCAACCATGAGAACATCTGTATTATACCACGAGAACATGTGTTTGACAAGGGGGGATTGGGATGATCCCAGAAAATTTACGGGAACAGTGGGCCCGAGAGGTGGAACGCCAGGAGCTGCTGTTTTTGGCCTGCAACGGCGGCGGCTGGCCGGATGTGCTCAAAGACCTGGAGCCAGCGGGGCGCCGGGTGGCACTGCGCCGTATTGGCTTCCGGGGGGCGGAGGAGTACGACATGCCCATCGATCCGATGAAGGAGGTCACGCCAGATAACCGGGAGCCCTGGGTCCGGCTGACAAATGGTGTAGCGGTCTGTCTTCGGGACGGATTTGTTTACAGAGGGGGCGGAAGGCGGTGCCGCCATGAGTGAGAGCAGCGTCCGCAGCGGACGGAAAAAGGGCTATGTGGTCCTGTTCCGGGAGGTGGCCCAGGATGACCGGCTGAGCCTGGAGGCCCGGGGGCTGTTCGCCCTGATAGTCTCCCTGCCTGACGACTGGGAGTACACCGTGTCCGGGCTGGCGGTCAAGGCCGGATGCGGCCGGGAGAAGGTGCGCCGCCTGCTGAAGGAGCTCCAGACAGTGGGCTACCTGATCCGGGAGCAGTCCCATGACAGCGGCGGCAAGTTCGGCGGCAACGTGTACGTCCTCCAGGACGAGGCGCCACCGTTGCCCGGAAACCCGTCCAACGGTGAAGCAGAAAAAACGCCGTTGCCCGAAAATACCGTCAACGGGGAAAACCGTCAACGGGAGACACCGTCAGCGGGTTTTCCGCCACAACAGAATAAAGACTTAACAGAAGAAGAGACTAAAAAACCCCCTAAAGCCCCCCAGGGGGGCAAACGGCCCAGCAAGTACGATCTGGCGGAGGACGCCAAGCCCCTCCTGCTGGCCTATGTGGGGGAGGACCGGGAGCTGCACCAGGCCTTGGGGGCGTTTATCGAATTGCGGACCCAGCTCCGGGCCATCAACTCGGCCCGGGCGGTGAAGATGCTCCTGGGTGAGCTGGACAGGCTCTCGGAGGGCCGCCGGGAGGACAAGCTGCTGCTGATCCGCCAGTCTGTGGCCAACAGCTGGAAATCAGTCTTCCCTCTGCGCAGGGGCGGGAGCCCGGCGGAGCAGTCCATGCCGCCCCAGAGATGGGGGTGGGACTGATGGCGGACTATCTGCTGGCCCAGTCCAGCGTGCTGGGGTCCATGCTGATCTCCCCGCAGATCGTGGGCGACGTGATGACCAACCTCCAGCCGGAGGACTTCACCGAGCCCATGGGGCAGGAGGTGTTCATGGCCATCCGGGCCCTGCACCTGGCGGGGGAGAAGATCGACCCGGTGTGTGTGCTCAACCAGATGGGCGGGCCGGACCCGGGACGCCGGAAGTACCTGCTGGCCTTGATGCGGGAGACCCCGACGGCGCAGAACTACCGGGAGTACATGGACATTGTCCGGGAGCAGTCCCGGCTCCGGGAGATCCAGCGGGCAGGGCTGGCCCTGGCTGGCACGGATATCACCCTGGAGACGGCCCGGGAACCGGTGTCGCGGCTCTATGAGCTGATGATGGACCGGCGGGGCGTGGAGTGCGTGGACATGGAGCAGGGGATGCTGGACTTCTACGCAGAGCTGGAGCGGACGCCCCGGTATCTACCCTGGGGGATGGACTTCCTGGACGAGGGGCTGACGGCGGAGGGCGGAGACTTTGTGGTGCTGGGCGGCTACCCGTCGGACGGCAAGACCGCGCTGGCGCTGTCCATGGCCTACGCCCAGGCGGAGACACTGCGGGTGGGATTCTTCTCCCTGGAGACCAAGACCTCCAAGCTGTTCAGCCGCATCTGCTCCATGGTGGCCCAGGTCAGCAGCCAGCGCATCAAGCGCCGGGAGCTGACAGAGGAGGACTACTTCCAGCTGGAGCGCAAGGTGGACGAGGTCAAAAAGCGCAGGCTCTCCCTGATCCGGGCGTCCAGCATGACGGTGGAGGACATCCGTGCCTATACCCTCGCCCACCGGTTCGACGTGATCTATGTGGACTACCTGACCCTGATCCGGGCGCCGGGAAAGACCGAGTTTGACCAGGCGACTTACATCTCCAAGGCCCTGCACCAGATGGCCCAGGACCTCAACATCACGGTGGTGGCCCTGTCCCAGCTGTCCCGGCCGGAGGGCGGGAAGCCAAAGCCGCCCACCCTGGCCTCCCTGCGCTCCTCCGGACAGATCGAGCAGGACGCGGACGTGGTCATGTTCATCTTCCGGGAGGAGCCGGGGCTGTTACGGAGCCGGCGTATCCTCCGGGTGGCCAAAAACAAGGAGGGCGAGACAGGACAGATCCCGCTGGTGTTTCGTGGCGAGACCCAGACCTTCCGGCCAGACTCCGTGGGGATCATGCTCCCGCGGACCAAGGAGGAGCCGCAGTACAAGCAGATGGAGTTTGGAGCGCTGGAGGACCCAGGGGAGGATACCCCCGACGAGTTCACAAAAAATTGACACAAAGGAGTTATCACCATGAGAACATTTGCAATCGTCAACCGAAAGGGCGGGGTGGGGAAGACGACCACCGCCGTGAATCTGGCCTATGTGCTGGCTACCAGCTGCCACCTGCGGGTGCTGCTGGTGGATGCGGACGGGCAGGCCAACGCCACCCAGATCCTGCTCCCACGGGGGGAGTACGACGGGCTGGGGGCCCTGATGCGGGGCATGGCTATCTGCTATGACGAGCTGGTGGTACATACCGATGTGGAGGGGCTGGATGTCCTCCCGGCGTCGGAGGACCTGTGGGCCCTGGACCTGGAGGCCGCCGGCGGCGAGGGTGGCCGGAGCTACCGGACCCTGCGGGACATGGGGGAGGCGGTGGAAGAGGACGGAGCCTATGACGTGATGGTCATCGACTGCCCGCCCAACCTGTCCGCCGCCTGCGTGTCCGCCATCCTGGCCAGCGACGCCGTCATCATCCCCGTGCTGTCCGACGCCTGCTCTGCCACCGGCGTGGCCGACCTGATGGAGCAGATCGACAGCCTGCGGTATATCCGGCCGGAGATCCGGGTGGCCGGGGTGCTGGTCAACCAGTGGCACCGCTCCCCGGTGGTGGAGGATGCGGCGGCCTATCTCCGGGAGGACGGGCGGGTGCCGGTATATGACACCGTCATCCGCAGGACGGACAAGGTGCCGGAGAGCTCCTGGGCCCGGATGGCCGTCCAGCAGTGGAGCCCCTGGTGCTCCGCCGCCAGAGACTACCGGGCGTGGGCGGCTGAGCTGCTGACAAAGGAGGGGCTGGACCATGAGTAAACCGGATCTGGGGCGGATTATCGCCCAAACGATGGCGCCGCCGGCAGAGGTGCGGACCATTGAGACCATCACCGGGGACATTTTGGAGGCCAAGCGCCAGGGCGGAGAGGCTATCCTCACCATTGGGCGCTGCCTGATCGAGGCCAAGGATATGCTGTCCCACGGGGAGTGGCTGCCCTGGCTCAGTGACCAAGTAGAGTTTTCCGAGCGCACGGCCCAGAAGTTTATGCGTTTGGCGCGGGAATGGTCAAATCCGTCCACGTTGGCGGATTTGGGGGCATCCAAGGCGTTGATGCTCCTGGCCCTGCCGGAGGGCGAGCGGGAGCAATTTGTGGAGGACCACAACGTGATCGACATGAGCGCCCGCCAGCTGGAGCAGGCCATCCGGGACCGGGACGAGGCCCGGCAGGCCGCCGAGGCGGCCAAGGCGGACGCGGCTGCGGCGGAGCAGGCCCGGGCCAAGATGGAGGAGGACATGAAGCTGCTCAATGTCCGCTTGTCTGGGGCGCAGGAGGACCGGGAGCAGGCTGCACAGGCTGTGGCCAGGCTGGAGGCACAGCTGGCCGAGCTGAAGGAGCAGCCGGTGGAGGTGGCTGTAGAGACCGTGGTGGACCAGGCGGCCATCGACAAGGCCCGAGAGGAAGCTCAGGTGGCGGTGTCCATAATGCAGGCCAAGCTGGATAAGGCACGGTACGAAAAGGAGCGGGCGGAGGCCAGGCAGAAAAACGCGGAGGAGGCCCTGGAACAGGTCCGGCTCCAGCTGGAGGAGCAGGCCAGAGCGGAGAAAAAGGCCGCCCTGGGGGCGGACAAGGACGTGGCCCAGTTTGAAGTCCTCTTTGACCAGGGCAAGGATCTGGCCAACAAGATGCGGGGGATGCTCCTGAAGGCCCGGGGCCGGGAGGACCAGGCCGCAGCCCAGGGGATGGCCAAGGCCCTGCGGGCCCTGGCGGAGGCCATTGGGCGGTGTGCGGAATGAGCAGATGGTTTGAGCAGGCCCGGGAGGATTGGATGAAGGAAGATTTTATATGAGTAAATACCGATGTGAGTTCCCGGACTGGGAAAACGAACCCCGCCCCTGCGAAAATCCAAACGAGGACCCGCCTTTGAGCTGTGATTCGTGTTTTTTCGGCTGCGAGGTAGACGATATTGACCTCTGGATTGGCTGCGTAGACTGTGAGGCGGACGATGCTGAATAAAATAATCCTGATGGGCCGGTTGGGCCGGGACCCGGAGGTGCGGTACACCCAGAGCGGCAAGCCGGTGGCCTCCTTCTCCCTGGCGGTGGATCGGGATTTCAAGGATAAGGCCAGCGGAGAGCGGGCCACGGACTGGATCGACGTGGTGGCCTGGGACGCCAAGGCCAAATTTGTGCAGCAGTATTTCCATAAAGGCCAGCAGGCTGTGGTAGAGGGGCGGCTCCAGATCCGGGACTACACCGGTCGGGATGGGACACGCCGGCGGGCGGCGGAGGTGGTGGCGGACAATATCTATTTTGCCGGCGCCAAAGCCGCCGCCCCCAGCGAGGGTAACGCACCGGAGGAGAGCCTGCCGCCAGAGCCCGGAGAGTCGTTCTCGGAGCTGGAGGATGAGGGCGAACTGCCATTTTGAGGAGGAGTCAATATGAGCCGGAAGAAGAACCTGCGGAGGCTGTCTGTGCTGGTGACGGCGCAGACGCTGCATAACCTGGAGCGGCTGGCCGCCATGGACGGCAGCCGGAACCTGGGCCGGGTGGTGGACAAGCTCACCCGGGACAAGATGGTGTCGATGTGGTGGAAGGGGGAATTGACTGATGACGCGGGAAGACGCGGTTGAGATTCTGACGACAGCCAGGGAGATGTATCCTGGAAAATCGGTAATCAGGGACGCATTTACGCTGGCCCTCTCTGCCCTCCGCCCCGTCAGCTAGGAGCAGGTGGAGAAGGTGTGGAGGGGCGAGTGGGTAAAGCGTCATAAGCGCCGGGGTGGTTTTCGCCGCGTCAAGGGTATTGACGACATGGGCGAACAGCACGAGGTCACGGTAGACGAAC